TTCACAGCCGTGACTGTGGCACCGAACTCGCAGTTCGTTGATTACGGCATTCTCCGACTCGACTCGACAGACTTCCTCGTCGGCGGCGCCTCGCTCGTCGCGTCGTTGGTCTTGAGGGTCGAGGGCGAAGTTGGCATCTCGGGCTAACGCATGTCAGCCCCAACCACACTGGCGGGCATGTACTCCGCAATCGTGAAGACTGTCGCTGCGGCTGCCCTCATCGGCGGCGGCACGATGGTCCTTCACACTGCGGAGTTTTCATCCGTCAACTCCGTACAGATCACCGATCATGACCGTCGATTGTCCGCTGTAGAAAAGCTTGGCGACAAGCTCGAAGAGACGAACAACAACGTGATCATCTTGAATGAGAGATTGAAAAATCTCCTCGAACCTAAGAGTCGCTAGTCCCGGCTGCTTACTAAAGCCCTATATTCATAGGCTTTTTCTCCACTTAACCAAAGGAAATTTCCATGGCCCTTCCGATTGTAACCACGATTCAGACCGCAGTGCAGAACATCTTCAATGCGATCACGAACGTGAAGTCCCATTACGAAGCTCCCCGTATGTCACAGGCCCTCGATGAAATAATCGCGGGTATCGCAGTGCTGTACGCCGGCTTCCCCGTCACGGTTCCCGCCGCACAAGCGACGTTGACCCCGCTGTTTGCCGGCGCGTTGCTGGCCGCGAAGCAAGCGGCTTCGGTGTACGGTGCAGGCTCCACGAGCTTGCCGAACGTCTCGCTGCAGATCGGTGACACGTTCACCGTGTCCTCGGCTGTCGACACGACCAACACCGCGTTGACGACTGCCAAGGGCGGCGCTCCCGCTGCTGGCGACGTCTTCCAGATCACGAACGTCAGCGCTCCTGCCGTGTCGTACCTGGGTGGCGCGCAGCCCGTGCTGACCGCGTACACGTACGACACCTTCAAGGCGTAATCGAATGAGCGAAGTGACATCGGGTCGGGGGAGCGAAAGCTCTCTCGACTCGCTGCACGGCCTCGTTGCCCTCACGCTGACGGAACAGATCAAGCAGTACACCGATGGCAAGATGTTCAGTATCGACAAAGAGGGGAACAAGTGTCCCCTCCCGATACCGGCAGCCTTGCTCGCGCAAGCACTGAAGTTCCTCTCGGACAACGGCATCGACTCGCCGGCAGCATTGCCCCGGCTCGACACGCTCAAGCGTGCCCTGCCGAAGTTCGACCCTGAAGCTGACACCTCCGTGGTCCAGTTCCGGCCCAAAGCCGTCTAACCAGACCGACCTCCGTAGAACCCCCAGGACACCCTGGGGGCCTACCCCCGCTACCAACGGGTTCCCCAAAGACGATCGCCTTACCTACCCCCCCAACTAGGGGGGTTCCTGACCCGTTTGCGAAGACATTCCACACCCGGAATCTCTCCCCAAGTGCCCAGGAGGCTCCCCAATGAGAATCATTCGCGACTACACCTGCGACCGCTGCGGTGCAACAAGAGAGGCATTCGCGCTCTCCGAGACGCCCATCGAACTTGACGTACGACCCCACTATGAATGCACGGTCGGAGACCGCTTCGGAATGGGCACAGGCAGGTGGCACGCCCAACTCTCCGCGACCCCGACGACGTTCACCTTCGCTGACCGCAGTGGCCGGAAGGTGGCCCGTGGATAACGACATCAAAGTCTTCATCGGCCTCGCGAGCACCACGTGGGGCCTGATGGCCATCTGCGCGCTGCTGATGTGGCTCCTGTGAGCGTCATCGAATTCAAACCGCGCGTGAAACCCGCAGTTCCCGCGAACCACTGGAAGTGGAACTGCGGTGAATGCGAGAGCGAGACCTTCGTCATATGGGGCGACGGTGTCGTGTGCTGCGCCAAGTGCAACCGACAGGCGTCGGGCATGACTGCCAAGGTGGTGCCATGAAGAAGACCTGTATCCGCTGCAAGGAAACAAAACTGCGGGCGGAATTCAACGGCAAAAAGACCTCTGGCGACAAATTGAAGTCCCACTGCAAGGCCTGCGACAAGATCGAGAACGCTAGTTACTCGATACGTCAACGAATCAACGAGATTTACAAAAAATACAATCTGACTCCAGAACAATACGAAGACATGTTGGGCGAACAAAACTACTGCTGCCCGATTTGCACGCAGGCGTTCACTAAGCCTCCCCACGTTGACCACGACCACGCGACTGAAAAAGTGCGGGCACTCCTATGCGGCAGCTGCAATCGACTACTGGGACTCGCGTACGACTCGAAGCAAACACTGACTAACGCAGTGGCATACCTGGAGAAGCACAGTGGCTGATCAAGAACAAATTGCTGCCATGAATGCGGATTTTCGCGTTTTCCTATGGGCACTTTGGGAGCACCTCGGATTACCAGATCCAACCGAACTCCAATACGACATTGCCCTCTACGTTGCCAAGGGACCGAAGCGACGACTCATTAGCGCCTTCCGTGGCGCGGGCAAATCATGGATCACGGTCGTCTACGTTCTGTGGCGACTGTTCATCAACCCTCAGGAAAAGATTCTGGTCGTCTCCGCGTCGGAGCAGCTTGCGACGGACTTCTGTACGTTCGCAAAAAGATTGATTGACGAAGTCGAATTCCTCCAACACCTGCGCCCCCGTCCGGGACAGCGCGACTCGGTGCTCAAGTTCGACGTCGGCCCCGCGACAGCTGCGAAGGACGCCAGCGTGCGCGCCGCAGGCATCACAGGTCAGCTGACCGGTGGGCGCGCGACACTGATCGTCAGCGACGACATCGAGGTCCCCAAGAACTCACTCACGGAAGGCATGCGAGAGAAACTCGCGGTGCTCGTGCAAGAGTTCGACGCGGTGCTCATCCCTGGTGGTGAGATCGTGTACCTCGGCACTCCGCAGTCGATGAACACCGTCTACAAGGTTGTCGAAGATCGCGGGTATGTGGCCCGAGTGTGGCCCGCGCGATATCCCGATCAGCGTCAGCAGATGATGTACGCCGGCCGTCTCGCGCCGCTGATCGCCAACAAGCTTGCGGCCGATCCCTCGCTCGTGGGCAGGCCCGTCGAAGAGAAACGATTCTCTGACCTCGACTTGCTGGAACGTGAAGCCAAGGGGCGCTCCTGGTTTCAATTGCAGTTCATGCTCGACTACACCATGAGTGATGCCAACAGGTATCCACTCAAGCTGCACGACCTCCTCGTGACGTCGATCTCCTTGGAGAAGAATCCTACACAGCTGACGTGGGCGTTAGACCCCCGCTTAGTAATCCTGGATCTTCCCAACGTCGGCATGACCGGCGACCGCTACCACATGCCGTTCTACAGCAGCGACGACTTCGCCGCATTCGACGGCTGTGCCCTTTACGTCGATCCATCGGGCCGAGGCAAAGATGAAACTGCTTACGCTATTGTTGCGATGCTGCGCGGTATGTTGCATGTGCTTGCTGTTGGCGGTCTACGTGACGGCTATAGCGATACAACTCTCGTGGCCCTCGCGGAAGCAGCGAAGCGCTTCAAGGTGAAACACGTGCTCATCGAAGACAACTTCGGTGGTGGCATGTTCATGCAGCTGCTCGCTCCTCACATGAAACGCATCTACCCCTGCACGATGGAGGACGTCCACTCCGTAGGGCAAAAGGAAAAGCGTATCCTCGATACACTTGAGCCTGTGATGAATCAGCACCGGCTGGTCATTGACCGCGCTCTCGTGGAAGAAGACTTCAAGATCGAGGAACCGAAGTACCAACTGTTCTACCAGATGACGCATCTCACACGAGATCGCAACTCCCTGCGCCACGATGACAAGATCGAAGCGCTGGCCGGCTGCGTTGCGTATTGGGTCGAGCAGATGAACGTCGATGTGAAGAAAGCTTCCGAGGCCAACAAGGCCAAGCTCATGGATGCCGAGTTGAAGAATTTTATGAAGACAGTTACTGGTAGACCGACGAAGGGCAGGAATTGGACTAGAACAGATCGGCCAACGAGGCCGACCCTCCGTTAGTCTGTGGGTGGAACCCGAGGGCAACCTCGGGTTACTCACTTGGTTGTTAGCCGGTGCACCTCAAGTGCTACTTGAGGACAACCTCGGGTGGATACTTAGTACACTACCACTACGTGGACACACAAAGATTCCACTTACGTAAGTTACATATGAAACACTTAAGATAAACATTCAAGCGCGCGCACGCGTTCTTATATGTAGAAACTTAAGTGGTTGAAATCCCTCAGATGTCGCTCTGCACAAATATCGCTCTTCGAGATAGTCTCTCTGTCGGAGAGATCGTACAGAGAGTGGTAATGATCTGAACTTGTAATTGATCAGCTAGTCTGCACACTAACTTATCGTAATCTCACAGGTGATGGGTCACATGGTGTCGGACAAACCAAAGATCGAAAAGAAGTTGACGAATCGAGAGCTACTAAGCTTTCGTCGTAATGCGCGAGTGAAAGACCTGGCCCTCTTTGAAGAACATGAGAGGACACATACGGGCACTGCTGTGCTCCGCAAGGCACGGGAGACTGGGCAATACGAGAACGCCTTAGATGCACCGCTGGTGGCACCTCAGTCGCCCACGCGGCCGGCCAATGCGGAAGAGATCCTCTCGATGGTGCTGCATACGCTGCTGCTCGCCGGGAAGGAGAACATCCCCATGGCTGATGCCTGCCGTAGGATCGCGGCACGCTTCGGACTCGCGCATAACCAAGTGCACTCGCTTCGGCTGGAAGTGCACAGCTACCTGAAGAGGATCGTCAACGAGGTGAAGTTCACGTTCCCAGGTGATGTCGATTAGGGAAAGTTTGATTGAGAAAATATGAGGCGCCAGCGCTCTTGCGCAAAAGGCGGGCTCCCCCATCGACTTTCTGACGTGGCCGCGCGCGGTTTCTGCGGGGGTGGACGCCCGCGCTAGATACCGTATCGCGTTGGATTGCAGGACAATCAATCAGTTACGCAGTGTGTGCCGTGATGTGTGACGCACATCGGCTGCGCTCGCGTGTCTACTGGGCGCACGCACGGTGATATCGCACGCGCCCGCGCGCTTTGGGTGTCGGTGCCGCGCCCTCAGTTTTTTTCGCTCTGCCACACACGACGCACATTCGGTGCAACCTACCGTGCACCAGCGGGGGCCACACACGACGCACATTCGGTGCACCAGCGGGCGCCACATGCTGGCCACAGCGGGTGCACACACGGCGCACTTGCGGCTTACGTCAAGAATGCGCGCTCGCACCTGGTTTGTTGACGCATCCGGTAAGGCATGTGCTCTCAAGCGCACGCTAGTGGGCCTGCGGTGCTCTCAAGCGCGCCCGGCGCTGACGCTGACAGGCTATAACCTGTAGATCACACGCACGCTGACAGGCTATAGCTACGCGTGTGCATCGAATGTGCATCGAATGCACGGTGTATGCCGCCGCGAATGCATCGAATGTGGCCACTCAAGGACTATTTTCGTGAACTGCGTCACAATTAATTGATTCCACCATTGCAGTTTCTCCACAAGTGGCGGATAACGTCTTTCACACGGGACACACACCGTGGGTCGGACGAAACCGGCGGTCTAGCAGCCCTTGAGCGGCAGGAGCGTAAGACCAAAGCTACGAACGGCGCGTACTCACGTCGGAACCGGTGTCGATAGTCACTGCAAACCGGGTTTGAACAATGCGGGTGTATATGCGAGCGCATCACGTGCGCTGGTTTATTTGCCTGTTTAGTTCCACAAATGGAGTGTTATCACATGTACGGAATGTATTTGCCGGATGGCAACACGCTTGTGCCTACGGGCGTGTTCAACGC